ATTTTCTGCCACCAGTTTCCACCCAAGTGTTTCTGCACTTTTAAAAAATATTTACCAGTAATAGTTTTCGGGAGAGGATTTTTGACCAAAAAAAAAGCGGAGACTATGCAGTAAATTAATACTACATAGCCTCCGCTAATTTTTACTTCCTTGGTTTTGTTATCCTAAAAACTCCTTATCGTTCAAGAACTGAACAAAAGAACTAAGGTCAGGTCTAAGAATAATCTCTTCCTCGTTCCTCGCATTGATGTAAGCAAGCACATCGCTTTTCTTAACCATCCTACGAAATAGCTGTGCATCTTTGTGAGAGTATCTATTCTGAAACCACTCAGCTTTTTCCTTGCTTAGAGTCCAAGACATATTCTCGTGTTCTCCACCTCGAAAGACCATGAAGTAATTAGGCAAAGAGTCAAAGGTTTTCTTATCCTCTTTGTCCATCATCTTCCTCACTTCCTTGGTATCGAAGTCCACTAACAGAGCGAGCCATTCTTTGAAATGTTCGTACACATTTTCTGTATCAGTCCATAACCAACGAATGACTTCCCAGTATTTTTTCTTAGACAACTTGTTTCTTTTATCCAAGCACCAAGCAATGAACTCAGGTATTCGATAAGGTCTTTCTATCATCATGAGAAAAGCATCAACATCTTTTTCAAGATAAGCTTTTCTCAAAGCGACAAGCTTAGAAAAATATCTGAGATTAGTCTCATGAATATGCCACCTTGTAGATGGATACATGACAGAGATAATGCAAGGATGATGAAGCATGAAATTGCCTCGCTCTCCATACTCAACTTTGTGTATATCTTCTCCAAGATAATCAGCAAGCACTTCATCCCAACTGTCATCCTCCTCACAGAGTCTGTGTAAATGAGACTTCATGTCTTTGAATAATTCATCATCGTCAAGGTTATTGTCTATCCAATGTCCATACTCTTTGACATACCAATACATATCATGTTGGTAGCTTGTGTAATCAAAAGACTCCCTATTCCATTTCTTATCTAAGATACTCATAGCGAACCTCCTTGTTTTCTATCTTCCTTAATATCTCTGATTAAGAAACCAAGTGATGCCTGAGCAACTTGACACTCTTCAATGACTCCACCCTCGCAGATGTTAGAGAAAGTTATAAGTGACCTTCGCAAGTCTCTCACTTTATCTAGACTAATTCCATCTAGTCTGTCGATACTTTCTTGATAAGAAAGTAAGTCATCAGCTATCACAGAAATAGTATCAAGCAAATCACTTACCTCATTCTTCAAAGCAACTCGCTCATCCATGTACAACATTGTTTCTTTTACTTCTGCCATTACGCACCTCCAGTTTTTGTGACGCTTGAGGAAATATTACTCGTAATATTTTCTCCTCCCTGTTCCACAGGATTGTGCAAAACAAGAACACCACCATTCTCATACGAAAGATAATAAGGTTTATCTTCCACCCCTTGAGTTTTAAAAAGACTCAAAAACTTTTCATATATTTTTTTCATATGCACCTCGCATTTGAAAGTTAAAAGGAACTGATTTCGGTTCTTTTGAACCAACGCTTACACGCTCTCATATTGAGTCATCAGGGGAAAACACACATTCTCCCTATCAGTTTCCTGAATTTGACCTCCATAGAGGCTCTCTCGCTGGCGAAAAGAGAGGAGGCTAAGGTTTACTACCACCCTAAAAACCTCCTCTCAGAACGCTCATTGAGATTAACTCATGTAGATAACTTCTCCGAAGCCTTTCTTTTCAATCTCATTACCGCCATAGTTATCGCCATCTTGACCATAACTAAAGACATGACAGATTGGAGTATCAAGCAAGGCATCGTGGTCTTGACTGAAGTATCCCTCTCCATCCGAGAAGTGAACAATCAAATCAATCTCATCAATGTCTAGGAACTCTTCGACAGCGTTGAAAGGTGCATCGAAGTTAGTACCTCCATCTCCATTGAAATTGATTTCATCTTTGTCAGGCATCTCATCTCCTTGGTCAGTATCGTAGACATCGAAGTATTCTCCTTGCTCATTTCTGAGAGAGATACCAGCATATCTATTGACCATGAGTTTCTTGACTTGGAACTCCTCAAGGATAGCGAGAGCCTCAGTCACGAATGAGTCTCTGTCTCCATAAGTCGAGCCTGAAACATCAACCAGCATCACAACATTTTTGATAGCTGGTTCGGTGTCTCTACTAGGCATATGAATACCACGAGCCATGTGTCTGCGGTTAGGCATCTTCCAAGTGTTGTTTTGAGATTGAACCCTAGTGAACATATCTCTGAACATATCTTCCCAAGGAACAACTTGCTCAACCAACTCAGACTTACGACCTCCGAGGTAATCAACCCCAGCACCGCCTGAGACGAGCATACCCTGAACTTTTTCAGCCATCATTACCTGAGCATCAAGTTTAGTTATCTGCTCTTGCAACTCATTATCAGATAACTCAGAGCCATCTTCGTTAGTCATATCAAAGACACCGCCAGCCATCTGAGGTAAATCATTCAAATCAATTTGACCTGATTGATTAGTCTGAGGAGAACGCTCATCGGACAAACCATTACCAGTAATATTTTCGTCATCACCAGTTTCTGCATCATCGTCTGCATCTCCGCCTGAACCCTGACCTTCGGATTCCTCATCGGATTCCTCATCGCCATCGCCTGAGCCTGAGCCTTGAGTATCCTCTTCGGATTCATCTTGACCCTGACCCTGACTTTCGTTCTCGTCTGAGTCATCGCCCATCTGCTGTTGCATTTGTTCGATAGCCTCTTCGAGAGCCTCGTCATCGCCAAACAATATGTCGTAGATTTCATTAGCACTCATGACCGAGTAATCTTTATTGACATACTTGTTCGAGACCAAAGCACCTTCAGGCAACTTATTCAGATGTTCGCCAAGCTTATAAACAATGTAGCCATTGATTGCATAGTCAGTAGCAATGTTCCAAAGCTTCGGATGTCTGTCTCCTCTTCTAAGATGATGACCCCATACAACATGAAGAGCCTCATGAATTAGAACAGCTTTGATTTCATCCATTGGCAGACTGAGAGCAAAGTCAGGATTGTATTTGATTACCTTCCCATCTGTTGCCATCGTGTCAAAGGAACTGTCCTCTTCCAAAGGTAGACCCAAAAGAATTGAAGCAAGACCTGATTCGGAATTCATCAACTTGCTTTTGGCTTTGACCATGACCTCATTGGCAGAGAGGACACCATGCAATGCCCTCTTAGATTTATCGTAGCTACTCATCGTTGCCCTCCGATAATCCAGTACCTGAGAAAATCTTGCCAAGCGTATTTTGATTTAAGCTTGACTTAGCTTTCTCCATGTCAGCCGAGACCTTGGCTCTTTTAGATTTACCAATCTCGCCCTTGTCTCTCAATGAGTCAATGTCATTGACCGAAGCAAGCGAACCAACAATGATGTCGATAGCCTTGTCCAACTCAGCACTCTGATAGATGTTTCTGTTAAGGTCTCTGACCCTCTCAACTTTCTCTTTCAGATTCTTGAACACGCTGTCCTTGAAGAAAGATTTTCCTGACCCATCTTTCTTAAGAGCATCGATGATATTTTGGACAGACTCTTCGAGAGTTTTCTTTTCCTCTTCTAACAAAGACTTGAAGTTAGCTTCGTAGTTAGAGGCAATAGAATTCTCTATCGCTTTCCTCTGCTTCTCAGACAGATTAACTCTCGTGTCATTACTTGTATTGTAAGAAGTAAAAACATCAGGAGTAATTTGGAAATTGAACTTATGCTCAATGTCCTCCCACTCTTTGTAGTCGCTACTGTTAGCAAGCTTACCGAGTCTCTTCATGCCTTCGTCAATCATGTCCTCGTAATTGCTCTGAACACTTTCGACCAACTTCCAAAACTTCTTGTTGTAAGTTTCAAAACCAGCCATCAAGGAGTCATACTTTTCGTTAGAAACTATCCTCCACTCAGAACCCATCTTGCCACCATCACTCCAAGGATAAGTCATTGGATAGAGAACTTTATTTCTAAATTCATTTTGAATTTGTCTGAACTCTTTGTTGATGTCACGACCAAAGATTTTTTTATTAACACCTACCAAGTCATAGTCCGCATCTTTAAGAGCAGACAATTCGATGGTAGCACCATTGTCTTTTTTGATACCGCTAATAGCAGACGAATAAAATCTGACCTTAGTGAAAGTATCTTGAAAGACTGTATCGATTTTTTTCTTTTTCATATGCACCTCCGCAAAATAAAAGAAAGTTAAAAAACTGTTTCATGCTTTTGCAATCATCAGACCGAGTACCCACTCGATTACAGTTTCCAAAAGCGAGGTGGGAAAAATATTACTGGTAAATATTTCTCCCACACGCTCTCAAGTTAAATCAGCACATCCTTGTTTTCTGAATTGAACACAGAGAAAGTCTTTGTGTTTTTCAAATCAGGAACAGCACCGACAACCGCCCTACCGAAAAATATAGGGAACTCTTTCGATGGAAAAGTGTCCATCCATTTCAGAGCATTGTCGAAGTAAGATGGCTTCAACTTATCGTCTGCATCTTGGATAGCCGAGACCAAAGCAACAGCAGTCGCATATTGCAGACCCAACCCATCAGGAACATCGACCTCCTTGCCATCGACAATGTCAGCAAGGTTTGGAATATCCTGAGACAGAGTAATGAAATTCATAAACTCTAACCCAGCTTCGATACCGACATTACCTTGAGCATGAAAAGGAAGTAAATCCTTGTCGCTCTCAGGTGTGACTTTCAGGATGTCAGACAACCTTGTCCACGCTCTTGGAGATGGTTGAGGATTGCTGTCCTTGGCATCGAACTTCCATAACAACTTAGGCATGAAATTTATGAACCCTAAGATTGATGGATGAACACCATTCTCAGAACCCCACACGAGCCAGTCATTAACATCGTGCTTGACATTAATCAGAGACAACCTATTGGTCATATGTGCTAGCAACTTGTTAGCACCTGACCTATCACTCGCTCTGTTTCCAGCCATGACAATATTCCAACCTTCAGGCAAGTGATACTCGCCCAGCTTTTTCTCATGAACTAATTGTCCGAGAAGCTTCTGCATATCTGCTGTCGCTTGTGCGAACTCATCGATAAAAAGTAGACCCTCATTTGCGACTGGAAGATTTCCGAGGAACGCCCTCTTCTGTTCTCCATTGTCTATAAAAGGTAGACCACCCAACTCAATGGTCTCGTACAGACTCGCTCTAAAATCAATGAATCCGAATTCATCTTTCTTAGGTCTAATTGTCTCAACCACTTTTCTATCTCCAGCTAGCACCTGAGCGAACTCATTTACTATTGCAGATTTACCAACACCGACACCACCTAAAAGCATGGGAACTTTTCCAGCATCGATATTATTTTTCATTAACCTCATTGATTTTGATGGAGAGGTTTCCATCATTTTGTTTTCTTCACTCATTTGCACCTCCGCAGTTTGTGAAAGTTAAAAGAACTGTTTCGGAACTTTTGTTCCATCATCAGAGCAAGCACACACTTGCTGACAGTTTTTTGAAAGAGAGGATTGATTGCTCAACCCTCTCCTCAAAATTATCCTTGGTAGAGACTTTCGTTCAGATAAACCGCAGTATCAACATCAGGCTCAAACCACTTATGACCCATATAAGACCATGCAGTATTTTGAAATTTAACCAGCTTCACGTTTTTTTGTTCGCCAGTAAATTTGTAATGAAAAGTCTGCTTGCATCCATCGTAGTACCTAGTCCAACCTAAAGCACTAAAGCACTCCCAAATATCATGACCACCATTCACTAATCTTGTGATGGCACTTCTGAGACCAGCTACAGTTTTGTAGCCATTCAGATTGAGACCCAAGTTTCTGTGAGTAGTCATCGCATCCTCGAAAGACTCTCCTTCTCTGATAAGAAATATTCTTTCATCATCATCGAAAAAGAATTTGTCATAAAACTTGTCAGGATAATTTGACCTAATCCATCTAAGCTTTCCATCTTCTGTGTATCTATTCACTAGACCACCTCCTTTGTTGCTTCCCAATACTGAGAACTGTTTTTAAATTTACGAACAGATTGCTTTCTGCTATCTCTGTTCCCCTTGATATTTCTAATATAGAAATTTTTCATAATGCACCTCTGCATAAAAGTTAAAAGTATCTGTTTCTGCTTTCGCTTCTTCAGGCAAGACACACATCTTGCGACAGATATTGCGAGGGATAGCAAAGAGCCATCCCTCACAAAAAATTTTCTTTAAGGAATTTGTTTTACATAAATGTTTTTTTATTCTCATTTCAGAGTCGGATGAGTTAGCGGTCTCTGTCACTCTGCTCTGTTCATCCAGTCGTCACTCGGTAGTGACCATCATTTACATTTTATGTTTCGCTGTTTGTCCGAGGATTTATTGTTGTACCTCATCAGCCAGTCTGCGAGTTTTCCTTCCTGAGTTAGAGAGCCAAGGAGAGACTCCACGCTTGCCACCTTTCCTAGATGTTTTCCGCAAGCGGTCAAATCAAAAATCTTACTGGTCTGTTATTTCCACCTCCATATTCTTTGCACGAGCCAGCGACAGAACTTGTCGCTCTGGAAATTCGTGTATGTCAAAAGTCGTTGTCATAAGGTCATTCTAGCAAATTGAACAGTCAGAGCAAGCACAATGAAAGCGAAAAGCAATACAGCAATCCCTCCAGATTAAAAAATATTACTGGTAAAATTTCCGCATGACTGAATCCAAAAAACCCAATTTAAAAATCGTACCCAATCAATCCGACCTCACACCGAAGCAAAGAAAATTTGTAGACCTAATCATAAAAGGAAAGCACACATACAAGGATGCGTATTGCGAGGTCTATGATGTGAAAATGAAAAAGGATGGAACACCGCCTAAATGGACAGAGACAGAGTCGAGCAAGCTTCTAGCGAACCCTAAGATTGCACTAAGCATACAAAGAGCAATTCAGAAGGTAGAGCAGTCCTCAGTAGCATCCTCGGTCAGAACCAGAGAGTATGTTCTTGAGAGGTTAATGGGAGAGAGTAAAGAAGCGGATTCAGATGCAAGCAGAGTCAGGGCATTGGAACTTCTAGGAAAGACCATAGGATTGTTCACAGACACAGTCGAAGTGAAAGAGAGTAGAGATAGCGAAGAGATAGCATCTGATATAGAGGAGAAGATTATCGCTCTATTAGAGGAGACCACAGAGAACCAATAGGAAGAGCCAAAAAGAAAGACCCCCCTTTGATTTTAGAAAGTTAGAAGATTAGTAGACCCCCATCCCCCCTTGCAGAAAGATGCACTTGCATATCATATATACATAGTGATTCACACATTTGATGTTGCACTTTCATGTACCCCCCCCTATTGTATTGCAAAATGATAGCGTTTTTTAATCCATA